AGCTAATTGTTAATGCATCTGCAACTGGAATTGGCATTTGAATGTCGATGCCACCTTGTGCGCCAGATAATTGAAGTTCAGCAGCGGATGTAGCATATTGAATAGAGGCATCATCATCAGAACCAAAGACCAGCACTTTATCATCTCTAATGATTGCGCCTTCTATCAAATCTACTTCCTTGTTCATGGCAATAACTTGCTCAGAGGCAGTGGTATCAAACGTCATATACGCAGTACCATCAGAGCTAATTGTTAATGCATCTGCAACTGGAATTGGCATTTGAATGTCGATGCCACCTTGTGCGCCAGATAATTGAAGTTCAGCAGCGGATGTAGCATATTGAATAGAGGCATCATCATCAGAACCAAAATAAAGCTTATCATCATCTGCAATTAGCATGCCTTGTGAAGCTGTTAATTGGCCATTGATTGTAATGATATCACTTGAAGAATCGCCCAAAGTTGTATCATCAAGAGTTGAACCAAATTCCGTCCAACTTCCAGTGGCATTATCTTTAAATTCTAATGTTCCCTGTTCGTTTTGTCGTATTCCAACTGTGGTGTTGTCATTAGTTGCGGCGCCCCAACTAACATAAGCACTTTGTGAAAGTGCCATAGCGCCTGTCAAAAAAAGAGCCGAGTCGTTGTACATATATCCTTCAGCCATTTAATTACCTCTCTTTATAATCACTAATCAAGTGACATAGTTCTGCACCTATAAATAGTAAATTGTTCTTTTTAATGAAATAAAATTGAGATTATTTTTAAAGAGGCTTTTCATGATGGGTTTTAGAATGTACTTGTGGCTGCGCGAACAACCATGGAGTCCAAGCCGGCGTTAGTAAAACCAATTCTATCAACCCCGTGAATTGGAACTGTAATAAATTTTTTGCCATCAATGCCTGGAAACGAAGCCGCCACATAAGTTCCTGTTGCGGTAGTTCCGCCGCCAACTGGTATCCAATATTGAGCCCAGGCGGCAAAGTCATAATTATATGCATATAAAACTAAGGTCTCACCGGTGTCTCCGTCTTCAATTTGAATATGTAAAAAATTGGCATTGCCCGTGGCGTAACCATTTTCACCCGCAGTAGCATCATTCAAATTGTCGTTTAAGTTGGCAAGCGCGACTTGGGTTACTGTTGTCGCTGATGCTTTATCGCTGAGCGCTCGATCATCAGTGAGCCCAAAAGGCCTTCTGTTTCTACTATATAAAGAGGCATGGTGTCCAAATATTGGTTGTCCTGTTTTTGCATCTGTCGGCATTTTCTACTCCTATTATTTAAGTCTATATAATTAGTTATTATTTAATCTATTTTCCAATTTCATACGCAATTTATGTAAAACGCGTTTTCTTCTTTCTTTTTCTCGTTTTCTTTTTTTGCTTGGTTTTTCATAGCGCATTCTATCACGATAATTTTCTACAACTCGTTCTTTTTTACATTTTTTAACGAATCGTTTGATTATTCTTTCAGCCGGCTCGTCTTTATATCGTGGTTTAACCTCAACCACTATTGCTCTTTTCGCCATTATTTCCCCTTTGCTAAGGTTTTCCAACGATTAGCACCAAGGCTCATTATTCCAGAAATATCAACCCCAGCATCGCCTGGTTCTAATTCCGAGAAAAGACCTTGAGGTTTTGTTCCCTCTGTTATAGATCCGCCTTGAGATATCGGAGTTGTTCCTTCAAATATATCAACTTCGCCAAAACCGGCAGCATCTAATAGTTTTCTTTTTCGTTCTAGTTCCGCTTTTCGTCTCTCTTGTAATAATCCTCTTTGCTCTTGTTGATTAACCTGTTGTTTCTGTTCCATTTGGAATGTTGGTTGAGGGCTATTAACTGGTCGAGTACTTTTAACTACTTCTGTTATAACAGTGGAGAGCACTCCCTCTTCAAATATTACCTCTTTAATACATTCTTTAATTAAAGGTTTTAATATTCTTTTGAAATCTTTTTTAGTCATTGTTAGCCTTCTAGTATATTGTTTAGCGCGCGATTAATTCTATCTGCTTTTGTGAAAACTTCATTTAAGCTTTTTTCTAGGGCCTCGCCTATCATATATGCTCCAGGTGTAGATGGTTCAGAGACAAAATCAAAACAAATAAGTTGGAAGTCGTCGTTAACATAAGTTTTTCCACCCTTATCTTTTGTTGATCCTAGACCTCTTGAAGAAATTCCAAGTCTAACTCCAGCTTCAACAAGGGATTTAAGTACTTGTCCAGATGGTGTACTTAAAACTTGCACTTTGCCCATGACATTATCGCCATCCCACCAAACTTTAGTTACAAGGTGAGAGGCGTTTTTAAGATTAACTACAGAATCATCTGGGTGATCTAGTTCTCCTAGAGATCTTCTTTCTTTAACTAGTTTTTGGTAGTTCTTCATTTCTTTTTCTAAAACTTTACGAGGATATACACGACCATTGCCATTTAAAGCATCTGCTTTTTGCATAACTCCAGAAAGAATTGTTGCTCCATTGGCAACCAATCTTTTTTCATCTTCTGTTAAAAGATCTTGGCAAACACCACCATCACATAATTCAAAAAATTCTCTTAAAAGCACCTTCTTAGACATTATTTAATCCCTTTATAATAATGCGGGCACAACCCGCATGAGTTTAGAACCGCTGCAACATCTACGAACCGGCTGTAGCATCCACTTTCTAGTCAACATGACAATCTCCCTCGTCTTTATAGGTCACCTTAAAACCAAAATCATTAATCAACACTCCTAAAAGATAACAAGTTCCAGAACTAAGTGACCCCAATATAAGAGCATTGGCCAAAGTATATTCAAATGTAAATAGTTCTGTACATCCGTTTATTCCGAATAAAAAGACACCTACCCAGAAACCCATGCACATAGGGCAATGAAATAATTTTCCAAAACCTCCGAGCCATTGTTTTGAGGGGCGTATTTTATTGAATATTGAACCAAAGATTAAGATTTGTGTTAAGCCGTATGCAGTTAAGATAAAGTATATTAAATCCATGTTTCCTCTTTAAGTTTAAAATCTGGCATTTTTTTCTGCGGCAAAAATTTGGCAGATCATGTTTTTGAGTTCAACTCAACTACGAGCATTTCTTCAATCATTCGTTTAAGTTGGGATTCTGACATTCCTCTATTTGTTGGCGCCGTGTCCATCATATCTTGCACGTAGCTAGCTTCTTTATAGTCGTCGTCCTTCCCACCTTTCCAAGTTGAAACCTGACCTTTGGCAAGGTTAGTGTTTTTATCAATTGTTCTATCGATGGTATTTACATTCCCGGCAACATCTTGTGCTGTATCTGACGTTACAATAGCGTCGGGTTTGTCTATCTTAAAGCCCGACTGTGATGTGTTGGTTGCGTCAGTGTTTCTACCTACGGTCTCGCTACTAGCATATGATGTCGCTAGCTCCTGTTCGTTCAAAAAGCTTTGAAGCTCTTCTTCAATAATTCGTTTTAATTGTGTTACTGTTATTTTCACGGCTGTTGTTCCTTTTAAGCTCTATACATTCCTGTAAGGCCATAAGCAGCAGTGCTTCCAGGCCATCTGTTTTGTACACCCTTTCTTGGTTGGTGTGTTCTTTCTGCCCAATCTAAATCAGTTGAATATTCATCATCTGGTTCTAATAACCAATCACCAATATTGTCTTTATATTTCTCTTCTCGATCATAGAATGGTTGTTCTTCTTCAATAAATTTGGCAATGACATAAATCACCACTTCAATTGAATCAACTTCTGAATCTGCAGCTGGTGGAATATTTGCTTCTAATGAACCATAGAGATTTCCACCTTGTACAGAATCAAGAACAACTACACCTTTTTTAACAAGAAACTCAAATAATCTACTTTGTGTTGCGTATATATGATCGCCCATTTCTTCTTTTGGGAAAGAAACAATTTTAAACATTTGTGGCATGACAACTATGTCTATTTCTGGATGGTCAAATATAACAAAACTGCCATCAAGGGTTTTTCTAATCTTTAAATCAGCAGTAGCTTGTGGTAATTTTTGATCTTCACCTTCTGGTGGTTTGATTTTGATGTCAAAATCTGGCATTAGTTTTTTATCTCTTGTGTTAGGTGTTGTATTTTTAGTATTTGTGTTAACATTTCTTTATCAAACGGTTTGCTTTTAAAACTCTCAATTATGTTTAATACTTTGTTTGTTTTTTCAACCATCTCGGAATCATCTTTTATTTCTTCCTGATTGATTGATCTTTTAACTAATTTTTTCAGCCTGCCCAACTCCTCATTTAAAAAGATTTTTAGCTGTACGCCGTTATCATTAAATGAAGTAATATAGTTTTGTAAAAGCCTCTTTTGTTCCCCCAATAAGGTACCACCATACGCTTCATTAAACTTCTTAATAAAAGTTTTATAAACCAAATTTGTAGTTGGTGTTTGTTTTTGGTTGGAATTTTCGGTGGAGGTTAATTTCTCCAACAAGACATTTTCTAATAAAACTTTATCTTTGATGGAAACATCGTCATTAAAAATTTGAGCAATTGTGGCCAAGTTTTTATAGTTTGGAACAAAATTAGAAAAAACATTTTTTGATAAGTTTCTATTGATCTTTGAGATAAGTCGACTTTGTTCTATGAATAATTTTTTCTTATCTACTTTATCGTGAACCCTCTTGGCTTCTTGAATTAATTTTTCTGCAGTATGAGGGTCGAGTTCACTAGTTTCATTTAATGATTTATAAAGCTCTAATTCCTTTGCTAGTTCAGTGCCTTGTGTGAAATGTTCTTTAACTAAAGAAATGATAAAATTATTTCTTTGTGGCTGTTTGTTGATTACACTTTTTGCTATTTCGCGTACCAAAGCTTCATATAGAAAAGCTGTATTTCTTTTTTTATTGTGTTTTGCTTTTATCATCTTTAGACTCTAGCTCCAATATTATATTTTTAAGCTCGTTATTCATTTCCAAAATCGAGCGCTCTTGTTCATCATAATTAGTCTCGTTTTCTTCATAAATCGCATTTTTGCCTAAACCAAATAATTCCATAGCACCTTTGAAAAGATTCCTTTGTGTTGAGCTTCCTACTTCATCTGCCCATTGACCTTTATAATGCCTTCTTCTTGCGCCCATGTCTCTTGTATCATAAGTTACCGGCTTATACCATTTGCCCTTAGACTTGGATGTGGTAGAGGCTTTTGTTCTACCGAAAACATCTTTTTTATTTGTTTTATACCAGTCTTCTTCATCGCGTTTTCCTGGTGCTGCAATAAGGTTTGTTTCTTCTCCACCTTCTTCAGAAGCTATTGTTTCGCCCTCTCCCGCTTCTTCTTCTGGAGTGCCAGCTGGTAATTCTCCACCCTCTTCTGGTGGTGCGCCACCTCCTTCTTCTGGTGGTGCGCCACCTCCTTCTTCTGGTGGTGGTCCTCCTCCTTCTGGTGGCGCTCCCGGACCTCCTAGCCCCATTGCGCCTCCAGCACCTTCTGCTGCACCTTGCATTTGAGCCATTCCAGCTTGTACAACTGTTTCAAGAGCTGTTTGGAATTTCGCATCAAAGAACATATCCCTTTGTATGCGAATAGCTTCTTCGTCTGACAAGCCAAGGATCTTTTCCCAAACCCATCGTTTGCTGAAATATCCTTCAGTTGCTGCAGCGGCAGTATCGAACTTCATTCTCCAATGTTCAAGCTCTTGCAACTCTGCTAATTGTGAAGGATTGTTTAAAGACAAAGAGAACGAAACTAAATCATCACTTCTAAAACCCAAGGTGTAAAGGTGCACAACACCAATTTTTTCAAGCTCAGAAATTATTGATCTTTGTAATCTTTGAATCGTCCTTGCAAAACGAATATCTTTTTGAGCTAATGTGGTTTTATCTTCTTCGCCGCCTTCTCCACGAGCAAGATAAGATTGAGGTACTTTAAGTGCTGAGAATAATTTATCTCTCAAATATTTAACGTCATCAATGTCTCCAGTATAAGTTCCACCAGGGAGTGATTCTACTCTTGTGCTTTGCACCCCTCCTCGTACAGGAATAAAATAATCTTCATCTATGCTCATTGGATTGTAACGAAGATCTACTCGACCGGTATCTGCATCAACAACTTGATTTCTTTTCATGGATGTGATTACTTTTTGCATATATTGTTCAACATCGGGGGGATTAATCCCACCAACGTCAATATAAAAAACTCTTCTTTCGGGAGAGCGAACAATACGATAAGACATCATTGCATCTTCTAAAAGGGTTAATTGTCTCCAGATTCTTCTTGCAGGCTCTAGAACAGAAGTGCCATAAGGGGCATATTTGTCATTGCCTAAAATTCTGAAATGTGAAATTTGCCAATTCTCTAAAGTAATGCCACCGGTGTTCCATTGAAATTGTACATAGTTTGGATTTGCTTTGTCCTCGCCCTCTAACCTTTCTACTTCTTGCGACGGCAAACCAATCACGTTTGTTATACCAACTTCAGGATTTAAATCTAAATAAAGAAAAAAGTCACCATATTTACACATTGTTCGTGACCAGCCAAATAAATTAAATTCAACATTTAAGATATTGTAGTATAGGGCTTCTAAAATGCCTTTAATTTCTTCATTAGAACTTTTAATTGTCAACATTTTACGCAAACTATTAGATGTAGTCATTTCGTCCGCATAAATGTCTAATGCAGAAGCAATTTCAGGTGTATATTCCATTTGATCGAAGTCAACATAACGTTGATTGCGATTTTGCTGAGACATGATGTTTGCTGATAAATTGTCAAAAGGGTTATAAGATAATCTTTGAAATTTTTGTCCTGCAACATCTTTGAATCTACTGCCGTATTTGTCCAGCCTTCTTCTAGAGAGTTGTCGAGTGGTTTGAGAGCGATAATTAATCAAAGGACCGGAAAAGAGCCTTGTTAATTTTTTAAATAACGGCCACGATGAGTCCTTTGGGTTTTTATTTCTATTCGCCATTGTTTATCCTTTTAATAGCCACAAATGTTCTTCATATTGTTTTGCGGCTGCAGATTGCTTTTTGTCTAAATCTCGTGCCTTAGATCTTCCAAGCATGCCTGGTATAGTGGTGTCTAAAACAGAAGTACTTTTCATTATAGCACCTAACATGGCTTTTTTATAGGCAGAATCTCTTTGATTCTCTATAATTGCAGTATCTCTCACCCAACAACCTATTGCACATGCCATAATTAAGTCATCGTTGTATCCTCTTTGGGCTTCTGGTCGGCCATTGTTCCAAATAAAAATATCTAGCTCGGCTCTAAACCTTGAAGAATAGATGGTTATAATTTTATTCCTTATAAACTCTTCAAATTTGGCCACTAGAATAGGTCGTGTTTTAAGAGAGGTTGTAAACCCTGCAACTGTTCCAGATATAGATTCTGCTGTTATCTGATCGACATATTCATGAGTTGATTTAACTGAAAAGTATATATTTGGATATTCTCTTTCTATCAATTTATCCAAGACGGTAAACCCAACAGAGTTGTTTTCCACAACAACCATACAATCTCCATATTCGTGCCCTGCATTAAAAATCATATCAGAGAACATATCCGGAGTAACTTTTCCTTGATATTCAGCTATAACTTCCATGGTTTCTAGTTTAAATATATGAAAAACAGAATAATCTGCGCCATCGCCTCTTGCTACATCTGCAGAAAGTAAATAAGTATTTCCTGGATTGTATTCTTCCCATATCCAGTAGTTTCTATCAAAACCTGTTCTATATTTCGGCGGTTTAATCTGCTTATCAATCCTTGTAATGTCATCTGGATGTATAACTGTATCACCAGAAGCATTAAAGTTGCATTCCAACTCTTGCGCGATTTGGCGACGTGACATATTCTTGGTTTCTTTTGTAAACCAATCATCATTACGATCTGGGTGTATATCCCACAATAACTTAATAGGATAAAAATTGCTTTTTCCTGCATCTGCATCAACATATGTTTTATGAAACCAGTTTCCTACACCGTTTGGCGTTGAAAGAGCAATGCATCGACCACCTGTTGAAAGTGTTGGATATAAACCGGTCCATAAATCTTCTAATCCTTCAACGTGCGCAGCCTCGTCAATGACCAACAAAGACAAAGCTTCTGAACGACCGGCATCTGCAGAAGTTGAAGAAGCTTTAATTTGAGATCCGTTGTTTAGTTCAAAAGAGTTCCTGTTATCGACTTCAACTTTTGCGATTTGAAGCCACTCAGGAACATACTTAAGCATGTGTTTAACTTTTTTAACAAGGTTAGAAGCGGTTGTGTATTTTGTTGCCATAACAAGAACATTCTTATCACGATGAAACAACATCATCCACACGATATAAGCTGCTGTAATCGTTGAAATACCTAGCTGCCTTGCTTTTAAAATAACAGTAAAACGATGATCGTTAAAAGAGTTAATTAAATCTCCTTGATAATCATAAGTCTTAAAAGGTATTAATCCCTCTATTGGGTGCGCAATTCGTGCATAATTATTAATAAAATACACGGGGTCTTTGCCACACTTTATGATTTCTTTACGAATCTCTTGTTTGGTCAGTTTATATCCCACTTTTAATCCTTAGTGTTTTTAACGTTTTCTGGCTTTTTAGCGCTGTCGCGGCCCTGACTTAACCAATTTTTAAAAGACTGTTCTAGGCGCTCCTTCGAAGGCTCTCCTACTGCCTCTACGTCATTCATGCCACCAATTTTAAAAGTTTGAGTGGCTTGCACCCAATTTCTTTTTCTAGACATAGACTGAGCATGGATATCAACTTTGCCTTTTTCAGCTAATGAAAGAGAATTTCCTGTAATGCTCTTATATTCTTTTTTGAGATATTTAACAATATCATTTAAAGAACTTCTTACATCATCTTCAAAACTATTATCGTGAAAATCCTTCATTGTAATTTCAGATTGATAAGAAAGAACTAATTTATTGCCAGAAACTCT